TTGATGCTGTACGTAGCGCTGCACTATGAAAACCGTGACCCGTCAGAGAAGGTAGACGGGTTCAATTCTGCTCTCCAAAGCATCATTCTACAGCTTAAAGCGGGGTGAATAAATTGAAATACGTGGTACAAAAAGAATTTCTGGACCGTTTCGAAGACAACCGGCATTGCAAACCAGGCGAACCACATGAACCTCACAACGAGAAGCGAGCAAAGCAATTGGTCGATCTTGGATTTATTGTCGAAGCGAAACCGACACAAACGAAAGAGGCCACCAATCAGAATCCAAAAGACAAACCCAACGGGAAAAGCGGTAAAGATGAAGTGAAAAAAGAGGATGAAGTCGATGGCAAGCAAGAGCCTAGTAAATCGACTAAATAAACGGATCACCATTCGCAAACAGACATGGATAGAGAACAGCATGAAAGAAAAGAAGCAATCCTGGATCGATTATGCTTCGGTATGGGCGGCAATAGAACCACTCCGTGGACAAGAATCCCTCATCGCGCAGAAAAGTGAGTCGACGGTTACCACGCGCATACGGATTCGCTTTCGAGAAGGAATTGAGCCTTCGATGATGATTGACTATCACGGAGTCTCGTTTGAGATCATGTACATTATCCATCCTGATTTCAACAAGCGGGAGCTGCAGCTGATGTGCAAGGAGAGACGATGACATGTTGACGCGCGTTCAGATAAACACGGCCATTAACGAGAAGCTCAATGCGGAGTTTCCGAGCATCCCAATCCAAAGTAGTGACGTTGAAGAAGGGTTTGACCGCCCTTCTTTTTTCGTGACACTGGAGACGAATAGTGGAGACGGCGGGCAATTCAGTACAGAGCGGGACATGACATGCCGCATACTCTTTTTCCCGACCAGTCGATACGATTACAAGGAAGAGGCATACGCGGTACAGGATCGGCTTGAAAAACTGTTCAGTTTGAATTTTGCCGTAGCTGATCGCGTTTTTACGATCGACGATTATTCCACTCGCATCTTCGATAAAGTGGTACATTACGATTTTGATTTTACATTCTTTGACGATCCGGCAGTTGATCCATGCGCAGGAGAGAACTCAGAGAAGATGCAGGAGTTGAAGATCCGTGGCTGACTTCGATGTGGACGACAAGGATATCGATACATTTCACCGCGATCTTGATAATTTGGCGAAGCACTTTCCAAAGGAAGCCAGAAGGCTCATGATGCGATCTGGTAACCATGCTCGAAAGATTGTTCTACGCAAGGCAAAGCAATCGGTTGTTGAAGACACGGGAAACTATTTTAAATCCATCAAGCGAGGCAAAGTGTGGGTGAAAGGAAAGGAGTACAAAGTACGAACCTATTCTCGATCACCACACGCCCACTTACTGGAGTATGGCCATCGAATGGTCGGGCCTGAACCAGACAAGAAAGAACTAGGTTACGTTCTTGGATTCAACATCTTCGACAAAGCAGGCAAGGAAATAAACCATGATTGGAACAAGATTCTTGATGAAGAGTTGTACAAGATTTTGAAAAAACTATAGGAGGCATGCTACATGGGGCTACCTGAGATTTCTATTGTATTTTCCTCGCTATCTGTCTCGGCTGTTCAAAGGAGCCAGCGGGGCATTGTGGCGTTGATTCTGAAAGATGATACAGTTCCTACTTCTACCACAAAGGAATACCGATCTGTTTCGGACATTGTTGCCGATGAATGGACACCCGTGAATTTGGACTACATCAAAAAAGCATTTTTAGGTGTACCATCCAAAATCATTGTGGAGAAGATCGCCACAACCAATTCGGATTATGCAAGTGCTCTGAAACGACTGGCGGGCAAACGATGGGATTACCTGGCTGTTCCAGGAATCGAAGTTGCTGCTGTAACTGACATTGCCACGCAATTAAAGACGTGGCGCGATGTTAACAAAAAGAAGTTCAAGGCAGTGTTGCCAAACGTAACAGGCGATCACGAAGGGATTATCGATTTCGCAACCGGAGGCATTGTTGTCGGCACGAAAACCTATTCAGCATCGGAGTACACGGCACGGATCGCTGGAATTTTGGCAGGGATGCCGCTTACACGTAGCGCAACTTTTTACGAGTTGCCAGAGGTTGAGGCGATTGAGGAAAGCGAAACGCCAGATGCGGACATTGATGCTGGAAAGCTGATCCTCATTAACGATGGGGAGAAAATCAAGATTGCCCGCGGCGTGAACTCGTTGACTACCACATCCCCAACGAAAGGCCCTGATTTCAAGAAAATCAAAATCATCGAAGGGCATGACCTGGTAAAAGAAGATATTACTCGCACCTTTAATGAGGAGTATGCCGGGAAAGTAAACAACAGCTATGACAATCAGGTGTTGCTGATCACGGCTATCAACGCATACCTTCGTGGGCTACAGGGTGAAGTATTGGACCCAAGCGCAACGAATGCAATGGGAGTAGATATCGAAGCCCAGCGGCAAGCGTGGGAATCGGTCGGCACTGACACGAGCGGGTGGGATGATCAAAAGGTCAAGACATCGAGTTTTCAAGACGATGTGTTTTTGGCTGGAGGATTGAAGTTCCTGGATGCCGTTGAGGACTTAAAAATGGCGGTTCAAGTTTAAAGAAAGGATGGTGATTTAAATGGTGAGACAAAGCCCTTCTAAGATCATAAACGGGACGTATGGACGCGTTTGGGTAGACGGCGAATTGTGGGCAGAAGTAGATAGCTTTGAAGCAAAGATTACGATCAACTACGAGGACGTCAACTTTGCTGGAGAGGGAGCGACTTTCAAAAAGGCATTGGGATGGACTGGTGAAGGCTCCATGACAATCAAGAAAATCTATTCACGCGTTCAAAAGAAAATGGCAGCTGACGTTCGAAAAGGAATTTATCCGCGTTTTGAAGTAGTCGGGAAAGTGGAGGACCCAGAGGCATATGGTGCTGAACGAGTAGCGATACATGATGTGACGATCACTGAGTTTATGCTACTGAAATTTGAGCAAAAAACGACTGGAAGTGAGGAAGTACCTTTCTCATTTAGCGACTATGATCCAATCGATTTGATTCCAGCATAATCCCAACAAACGGAGGAATAAAGATGTCCAAGAAAATCACAATCGCTGATCTAATTGCTCAAAAGGAGCGAATCAAAAAACGAAAGGCAAAAACCATGACCCTTTATGTCGAGTCATTGGACGGAGAAATCATCGTTCAAGAGCCTGAAAAATCCATTTCGGTTGAAGCTTTAACTATGGTGCAAGATGATACACGAAGCGAAATGGCTGACACCTTTCTTGCCTATCATTGCGTGATTGAACCAAACTTGAAAGATGTCTCGTTGCAGCAAGCATATGGATGTGCGGAACCGACAGATATCGTAAATATGATTTTCCGTCAGGGTGAGATTTCTGCCATTGGCGGACATGCCTTACAACTAGCTGGTTATGCAACTGGTGTACGTAAAGTTGAAACTGAACTAAAAAACTAATTGAGGGCGATCCTGACTTTTATTTTCTGCATCATTATGTACAGCGCGGGTTCGCTCTTGAGTATCTTCTAAATGTCGACTTTCTGACCAAGCAATTTATGCAGCAGTCGATTCTTGTTCATATCAAAGAAGAAAGCAAGCGTTGGGGCGGATAGCAGTTTTCCTAACGCTTGCTAGATACAATAGATTTCCATAAAGTAGAAGGGAGGAAAGCACACCCAAAAGGAGGTAGTTTATGGATGGGCATTTTAGCCGTCATCATAGTTTCTGTGGTCATCGTGTTTGTAATTGTGCTGTTAATTCAGCGGGCAGGAAACAAGGAAATGAACAAAAAGATGGAAACCCAAGAGGCTATCGCTATGATCACAGCATTGCACATCGAAGGTATCGGGCTACAAAATAAAGCACCTTGTGACTTGTACCTCAAAGAAAACAGGATTTTGGTAGATCACTTCGGTCAAAAATTTGAAATACCGTTATCGGCCATGAGAGCTGCAGTAGTGAAGACAGAACAAGAGATTTACGAAAAAGGAAAAAGCGTTGTCGGTCGTGCATTAATAGGAACATTGATTGTACCAGGACTTGGAACCATTATAGGTGGTATGTCAGGTATTGGAAGCAAAAAAACAAAAGGAATTCCGAATACCTACCTGATTATTAACTATGTAAATAGCAACGGAGAGTTATCAGGCATTACTTTTTTGAACAATTTTAATCTCATCCGAATCAACAATTTTTGCGAAGTAACGAATCAACGCATTCGGGTCAACCATGTAGAAGCAATTACATTATAAAAATAAGGGACGCTCATGTGAGCGTCTTTTTACTTTTGCGGACGGAGGGAGGACCTCTTGGGAGCTAAAGATATAAGCAAAACCCTGGTACTTAAAGATGGCGTTACAGGAACACTTCAAAAGATCATCGGGGGTACTGTCGCTTATAAAAAACATCTACAGGACCTGAAAACCGTGGGTGTTGAAACTTGGTCAGCTATTAAATCAGGCGCAGCCATGGCAGCTATTGCGATGGGCGCTGCAGCGACAGCCATGGTTGGTATCGGTGTGAAAGCCAATGCGACAGCTGAGACGGCGGAACGATCCTTTGGCATCCTGTTAAAATCTGCGGAAGATGCAAAGAAGATGGTGAAGGATTTACAAGTATTAGCTGAGACATCCCCGTTTGACTTCGAGGGCATGCAGCAATCAGCGAAAACCTTGCTGGGCATGGGTTTTGCTGGTAGCCAGGTTATCCCGATGTTACAGCGACTTGGTGACACCGTAGCGGCAGTGGGAGGAAATACAGATCAGTTAAAAGGAATTGCTTTGGCGATCGGTCAAATCCAAACCAAAGGAAAAGTATCCGCCGAGGAAATGAACCAGTTAGCGGAACGCGGTGTCGCTGGATGGGATCTGTTGTCACAGGAGTTAGGGAAATCAAAAGTCGAGCTAATGAAGATGGCCGAAAACGGAGAGCTTTTTGCGGACAAGGCACTGCCGGCCATCATGACTGGTTTGGATAAACGTTTTGGCGGCTCCATGAAATCCATGTCAGACACTTTCGAATACACCCTCGCCAATATCAAAGAGTCAGGAACACGAATGCTGGCTGGAATGACGTCTCCTTTGTTTTTAGCTCTCAAGGAAGACCTGAGAGGAATACAGGCGTTTCTATCCAGCGACAGCGCGGCGACATGGGGCGCCAGTTTCTCGCAAGGACTGATTACAGCCTACAATACGGCAAAGGCAACGTTCGGTGTGATAAGCGACATCGCATCTTTCGTTTCAAGTAACTGGTCAATCATCGGGCCAGTTGTCTACGGGGTTGCTGGATCGCTTGTGGTCTATAAGATTGCTGTTGCAGCCGCGACACTCACCACAGCGTTATTTGGCAAAGAATCATCCTTTGCTGCCATTAGAACAGGATTAATGGGCACAGCGGCGCTGGTTACGTCTGGGCAGATCGGGATAATGCGAGCTGCTCAAATGGGGCTGAATGTTGTTATGGCTGCCAACCCAATCGGATTCGTGATTACTCTACTCGGTCTACTTGTTACTGCAGGTATTTACGTTGTTCAGAATTGGGATACCGTTAAGCAAGCTGCAAAAGAACTTTGGAATGTAGTCGTGGACTACGCAGAACAGGGTGTAAATAATTGGATTGGCCTAGCCAACACTCTTTTAAGTGCATACGATTTTGCATGGAAAGGCATTGGGTTTGGAGCTGCACAGATGTGGAATGGGATTGTTTCTGCTGCTGAATGGGGCGCTAAAAATATGTTGGCTCCGATCAACGCAGCTTTGGAAGCAGTCGGTGGGCAACGAATCGACGTCAATTTTGGTGCTGCTCAATTCGATGCGAAGATGCCGAAATGGGAAACAAAGAGTATCATTCCCCAGGTTGATTTTTCAGCTGCAAAAGCAAATACCGGATTCCAAGATGACCTGAACCAAACTAGGAAAGAGCAGCGCGAGGCAAGCGGCCAACGTGACAAGCAACTGGCGGACGCGCTGAATGCAAATACGAATGCTTTATCGTTTAACACTGATGCTACAGCCGGAAATACCAAGGCAACAGACAAGAATACAAAGGCGACGTTACGTGATAATTTAAGCCCAGTAGATTTGGCAGACAGCTTACTGGGACGAATTGAGCGTCATATGTGGAGTACGTAGGAGGTGCTGACTTGATCAACGTGTTCTTGTCGATTAACAACAATGCAGAGGTCATACAGCTGCCCGTGCCTCCATCTGAGTACAACGTACCGTCTCCCTGGGGCACGGAGCAGGTGGACGGTATGCAACAGTCATTATTATTGATCGGGCTGGAAGGGCTTCAATCCGTAGATATCAAAAGCTTTTTTCCGATCCGAGACTATCCATTCTTGCAAAACCGCAGCATGTGGGGAATGGATTATGTAAATACAATTAAGCGTTGGCGTAAGATGCGGATTCCGATTCGACTGGTCATCGTTGACTCAAAGGGAGCACAGTCTCTGAACATAGCAGTTGCTATTACGAATTTTGAGCATGGTGTAGGTCGTAGCGGCGATATTGACTATACCTTGCAGATGACCGAATTCCCATTTGTGAGCACGGCAAGGAGCTGATGCGATGTTTCAAGTTCTATTAATCAAAAATGACGGTCAGAAAAGCTACGACCTCACGCCCTTGGTGGGCAGCATCTCATGGGACTCTAACCTGTCCCTTATGTCCGCGATGAATTTTGATGTGAACTGGTCGGATGCAAAATTCTTCCCCGTCAATCCATGTGATCTTGGAGACGTTGTGTTGCTTCTCAAAGATGGTGAAGAAATAAACCGTGGTGTGGTTGTGAAAGAAGGGAGACAGGGACGTAGTGCGATTACGTACACCATATATGATTATGCCTGGTATCTTGGTAAGTCAAAGAGCGTGTACCAGTTTAACAAAGTCCCTGCATCACAAGCCATTACGAAGATTCTCAGTGATTTCGGTATGCTAATCGGCAATGTTCCAGACATGGCCACTCCAATCGACGACATTTTCTTGGAGAAAAGCCCAGCGGAGATTATTGAGACCATCTACAAGCTGCATGAGCGCCGGAGCGGAAAACGATACAACGTTGAGATGCGACAAGGGAAAATCTATTTTGAGGAAATGAAAGATTTGGTCATCAAGGGCACCTTCAAGCTGGCTGAGAACATCGCGGCTGTTGATGTGATGACAAACCCGTTAGGCGCGGATCGCACGAGATCCATTGAAGAAATGCGAAACCGCGTAAAAATCCTCATAGAGCGCGACGAGAAGGAAAAGAACAAGCCAAAGTATGAGGTAGTGGCGATGACCCAAGATGAAGGGTTAATCCAGAAGTATGGGCTGTTGGAAGAGGTATTCAAGATAGATGCGGAAGACGCAGCAAAAGCGAGGGAAGTCTCTCGAATTCTGTTGAAGCGCCTGGCACGAATCCATGAGACAAACAGTATCCAGCTAATAGGTGACGTTGGTTTTAAGGCTGGCCGTCTGCTCGATGTAACGGAGCCGGTCACTGGTATGCAAAACCGATTTATGATTACCAGCGCCAAGCATGAAGTGAAGAACCAAATTCATACGATGCAACTGGACTTGGCTTTACCCGAGGACGTGAAATAGGAGGCGATTAGGTGAGTAGCATGGATCTCCTCGCTGAAATGATTGTCAATATGTACAAGGAAAACCGCAACCCACCGAGTACGGCTCCGCGAGTCGGGACGGTTGTTTCTGTAAATCCTCTCAAAATTCAGTACGGTGAAAGCGTCATTTTAGAGAGGCGGCACCTGGTTATTGGAGAAAGTCTCATGCCTGGCTATAAACGGACCATTGAACTGACTGAGCTGCAAATGTCTGGGCTAGACGAGAAGTACCCAGCAAAGATTTCGTTTTATCGAAGCAGCGGGGATATACAGGAGCGCATCACAAAGTTGGCCATTCCTATCACAGATAATCCTGACAGTCAGGAAAATAAGATCAAGTCAACCATAACGTATACCGATGGGCTGGAAGTAGGCGACCAAGTGATTCTGCAGCCAGATGAATCGCTAAAACTGTGGTTTGTCAAAGATCGTGTATGGAAGGAGCCAGACGAATGACGCTACCACAGATAACTCAGTTGGATTTACCCCAAGCCCAGATCACTCAGCAGATGAAGACCCAGAACGTCCATAAAACTTTTCTGTGGGATTTTGAAACAGGTGATTTCGTTTTGAAAGATGGGAAACTGATCGAGGTAACTGGATTGGAATACCTCAAAGTGTGGATAGAGAAAATACTCCGAACCGTTAAGGGGACGTTGATCTACGCTGGAACTGACTATGGTAGCGAGCACCATTCGTTGATCGGCCAGAATTTTCACCCTGATTTTTCTCGGTCTGAATATGAACGGATGATAACGGAGGCTTTGCTGCAAAATGACGCGATTACGCAGGTGGACAACTTCTCGTTTACGCAGACAGGCTCCCGATTGGTAATCAGCGTTGAAGTGTCTAGTATTTATGGTACTGCAGAAAGGACGGTGACCCTATAGTGGCAGACAAAGACCAAACTCTGATTGAGTCGCTAGCGTCTATCCCGGTCACGTATGACAAGAGTGTCGGAAGTCCAATCTATGACACTTTAGCCACAGCAGCAGAACAATTCGCAAAGATAGATGCCAACATTGACGCTGTGAGGCAGAAACTCAGCATCGACAAATTAACGGGAGACGAGCTAGCACAACGCATTAAAGAACGTACAGGGATTGAGCGAAAAGCAGCGACACATTCAAGGGGAAGTGTAACGGTCACAGGGACCGGAACGATTTTCACTGGCGATCTTTTTGAGACAGCAGGATCGACACAGTTTCAGGCAATAGAGACGAAGGCTATAACGGACAATGGTACTGTTAATGTTAAAGCTGTCGTCGCTGGACATGATGGTGATGTCCCAGCAAATACGATTACGCTATTTCCGGTCACTCTTGCAGGCTTTACCGCTGTCAACAATCCCCAACCAACAATCGATGGCTTTAACGCTGAATCAGACGAAGACCTGCTCCAGAGGTACTATGAACGAGTAAGAACACCTGCCACAAGCGGGAACAAAGCGCACTATAAAAATTGGGCAAAGGAAGTGCCTGGCGTAGGGGATGCCCGGATCATATCACTTTGGAAAGGCGACAACACCGTAAAAGTTATTATCATCGATAGTGAAAAAAGGCCCGCAAGCGAGACGATTGTCGCTGCTGTTCAAAATCACATCGATCCTGGTAGTACAGGTAAGGGCGAAGGGGCTGCACCGATGGGAGCTTTTACCACGGTAGTAAGTGCAGCAGCTGTAGCGATAAATGTTTCGGTTACGGTTTCCATTTCCGCAGGGTATACCATTCAACAAGTGATGGACAACATCACTGTGCGTTTGACAGAACATCTACAGGAGATTGCTTTTGTGGAATCTATCGTCAGCTACGCAAAAGTAGGCGCGACGATATTGGACAGTGAAGGCGTCACCGACTACACCGACTTGCTTGTGAATAACGCCACGGTAAATGTTCCGATCAAGTATGAGGAAGTGGCCGTGGTAGGGGCGGTGGTCGTCAATGGCTAGAGCGGATGACATGCTGAAACGATTGCAGCCGTTCCAGCGGAAATCAAAAGTGTTTAAAGCCATTTTTGATGCCGAGGCTACGCAGTTTGATAAACGAGAGGCGATCATTGCCGACCTACACAATCAAATGTCTGTAGATACCGCGACATGGGCCTTATCCATCTATGAAAGAGAGCTCGGCATTCCGGTAGATTTGAGTAAGGCAATCGATTTGCGTAGATCACATATCAAATCAAAAATGCGTGGGGTCGGTAAGTTCTCAGCCAGCATGGCGCTTGCTATTGCCAGTGCATTTTCTGACCATGTCAGTGATGTATCGTTTGACGGACGGATACGGATACATTTCGAAGGTGCAGCAGACCTAAGTTTGACTGAAATAGGCAAAGCTCTTGAAGAACAAAAACCAGCCCACTTGGCATGTGATTATCAAGCTGCCAATTACAAATCAGAGGTTGCTTTTGTTTCGCCCCATACGCCCATCGCCCTTATCAGCACCTATCAAGCTTGCGGGACCTTTTCGGCTGGAGGTGAGTACGAACTATGATGACTCAATTTGCTTTAGAGGAGCAAGCGAAACATCTACAAACGCTGTACAACAATGCCGAGATCGAAATAAACGGAGCCATACAAATAGTCAGCCTCACCAGCAGCCGCGAAGGTATCAAGGTGAGGTTTTTTATTGACGTGCCAGCCAATGTGGTCGGCAGGATCACGAAACGAATCATCAAGAACGCAAGCGGTCAGATATGCTGGTCTGATCCGCCTGGTAAAATCAACATCGATAAACCGGATACTGATTTGCGGTTTGAAATACCGATTGAAGCCATTTGGAGGGAGGGAGCTGCCACATGATGGAGCGGTTTACTGATAGGCGATACAATCTGGGAGACGAACGGAAATATCAGCTTACGAGGCAGGACGGCACAACGGAGATTGTCGAGCTGGAGAAACAGGGTATCGCAGAGCCAGGTAGTCGAATCAATGCGGCGGCGCTCAATCCGATTGTAGACCATGTCAACGATTCAAGTATCCACATCCCTTATTCAGAGTTCGCGGCTCTTAAAACCCGGGTTCAAACCTTAGAGGACGCAATCCTCAACGACTTTAACCACAACATCTTCAAGGTTTCGTTTGCTAATCCGGTCGGAGTAAAAATATCTCGTGGATGGTTTGATCCAGGAAATGCAAGACTGGTGATCAAATGATGACAGAAAAAGGAATGGGTCGCAATAACGGCCATTTGGGGAGGGAGGTAAAAGAATATGCCTATAGTTACATTTGATGCTATAGATTCAGCTTATATTGCCAAGGATAACTCTGCATCTGTATGGCCACCCAATACAACTCCAACATTAGTAAGGGATCAACTGGTAATTACAAAAAAGACACTAACAAGCCCAAACTGGTTCTCTCGCAGTGTCGGTTTATTCAAGTTCAATACCTCGTCTATACCGGATAATGCTGTGATCACAGAAGCAAGATTTAAATTTAAGGCTGACAGTTATAGTAGTGATGACATTTTACAGTTACTGGGCGAATGGTATACTGATAACTTCACTGTTAGTGCATATTCAGATGTACCTTCAGGCAGTGCATTTTCAACATATTTTTCAGGAAGCTCTACAGATTTTAATGTTTTGCTTACATCTATTAATTCTGTTAATAAATCCGGAGTAACTGTCTTACGCACGCACATTAGTGGAACCGATCAACCTTACGGGAAAAACCAGATGGCGATACAATCTCATAGCAGTCTGAATAAACCACAACTTGTAGTAACCTACAAAATTCCGCCATCTTCACCAACAGTTTACCGCCCAAGTTCAGGGCAAATAGTCAATAAGCAGCAAAACATTAGTTGGTTAGCAGCAAATGATGAAGACACACCACAATCCGATTTGCAATACCATATTCAATTATCCACTAACAACAAGACTTCTTGGAAAGACATTGTTGCTTTGACTGCAAAAGGTGTTACAGATTACACGTATGACTTCACCAATGAACCCATTACAACACAAGCTTACATTCGCGTGCGCGCATATGACGGATCTGATTACGGTGCTTGGGGAGAATCTGCTGTCTTTACTATTAGACACAACGTTACGCCAACACTCACACTCACATCACCTGCCAACAATCTCTCATTATCGGAAGGCAACACAATGACTGTGCAGGGGTCGGTAACTGATACTGACGCCAATGATCCTGTTACGATTTACCTGCAAATTAATAATGGCACCATATTGGCTGTAGATTCCAAAGTATCTGACGGGGCTACAGCCATTCCTTTTGCCAAAATACTGACCTACAAAAATAAACGGGTCTACTCCGGCACAACTGATCTAGTCGGCGTGGACTTGGCGGAGAATACGGATCACACCTTAAAAGTTTGGGCGGAGGACAACAAACAGGGGAAAAGCACAGAGGCTATCCGCAAGTTCAGGATCATTTGGAACCGTCCGCCTACGATCAGTGGGGAAAACAGTGATCTTGGAATCCTCGAAATCGCGCCAACCGTCTCATACAACATTACAGACCCGGAGGGAAATGGATTCACTATAATCGAGAAGCTCAACGGCGTGCAGTTACGTTCCTTTGCTGGGGTTGCTGGTCGGGAAGAGAAGCTGGAAATTCCATTTGATGCTTGGCTAAAGCTGGAGCCTGGAGTGCTTCACACACTGACAATCGAGGCAACAGACAGCCAAGGGGCAACATCTATACGAACGTACACCCTAACTCGCTTTGAAGATGAGATTTCTTTTGAGATCGAGGCACCATGGACAACGGACGCAGCAGCCAAGCGTGTTCTTCTGACGCTGGACATGATTATCCCAGCAGGAGCCATCTTGCTCGCCGAAGCTTGCAACAATGCTTTTGATGCGGCCCCAACTTGGGAGGACATCTCATTTCATGCGCGATATGGGCGTGGTTATGTTTTCCTAAACACATCGAAAACTGCAAACAAATGGGGAGTCTCCATTCGTGTTCGGATCGAAAAAGGGACAGCTTCGGAACCAATTGAGATAAAAGGATTTGGAGGTGCATTTGATTGACGATACCATTACAACAAGAGAAGTCTGTCAGCGAAGCACAAGCTGATAGAGAAGCCACTCAGCAGAAAGATGTGATCATTCAGATGTTAGGCCAAGAAGTAGCACTACTAAAACTCAAAATTATGAAATTGGAAGGAGGTGGTAACTGATGGCATTCTGGAGCCTTGCTTACAAATGCAATTGGGTAACAGTCGATCAACTGCGTTTGGCAGTAAAAACTGAAACGAATCCTTATGGAGAAATCACTCCTGAGGAGTTCAAAAAAATCACCGGACAAGATTTCTAAGCTGGTGATTTTTTAATTGGGGAGCTGCTAACGTGGCTCCCTCATCTTTTACCCCAAGGGGGTGAGGAGGTCAGCAAACCGTGGATGAAATAAAAGAATTACAAAAAGGGATCAGCGACATTCTTGTAGCCATCGGTAAACTCGAAACAGAGATGAGACACCTTTCCAGCATGTCAGGAAAATTGGATTACACCGAAAAGGTCGCAAACGAAGCGCTGCAGAGTACCCGATCTGCCCATAAACGCCTAGATGATATGGCTAAAGAGATTGAAGCATTAAAGAAAAAGTACGATGACGACAAGAAACACAACAAGGATGATAAAAAGTGGCTGATCGGTACAGGTTTGGCAGCTGCTGCTCTGATATGGAATTTTATTAAAGGCGGTATAGGACAATGAATCCAACTGAACTTCTAACACTGGCACAGCAATACATGTCAGACAACGTGCTGATTGTTTTTGTCGTGCTCCTCTTAATTGGCTACTTTCTAAAGCGGACTCCACATGTCCAAGACTGGATGATCCCTTATGCCCTCACTGCGGCCGGAATCCTATTAGCGTGCGGCATCTTGAAGTCTTTTACAATCGAAAGTGTTGTCCAAGGCATTCTAGCAGCGGGAGTCGCCAGCCTAACCCATCAACTATGGAAACAGACGTCCGATAAAAGAAGCGACGACCAATCATGACTCCACAAGCGTTCATTTCCAAAATCGCGCCATTAGCAGTAGCCGAAATGAAACGTTCTCGCATACCGGCTTCTCTAACGATCGCACAAGCAATCCTTGAATCTGGTTGGGGCACATCCGAGCTGGCAACCAAAGCAAACAACCTGTTTGGGATCAAAGGCAAAGGGCCTGCAGGAATCTATCAATATGTCTCACCCGAATATGTGAGCAACAAAAAAATCGAAAAGCTATCAGATTTCCGGAAATACAACACCTGGCATGAAAGCATAAAAGACCACACAGACAAACTGTTGGAGCCCAGATATTCAAAGGCATTGGGTGCAAGCTACAGAGCGGCTTGTCACGCCGTTCAAGAGGCAGGATATGCAACTGATCCGAATTATGCTCAAGAGCTAATCAAACGGATCGAGAAATATAAGCTTGATCAGTACGATACACAAGGAGGACAAACTGTGCCACTCCCCACTCTCATCATTGATCCGGGACACGGTGGAATCGATCCGGGAGCTGTCGGTGAAAATGGTCTGAGAGAAAAAGACCTCACCCTACAAATCAGCCTCTATCAGTACGCAAGATTCCAGGCGCTGGGTTTACCGGTTATTCTTACGCGCACTTCTGATATCGCATTGACCCCAGAACAAAGAACAAAGCTGGTACGTGATAGCGGAGCCAAGTATTGCCTATCCAACCACATAAACGCAGGCGGAGGCGAGGGAGTAGAAGCGATCTACTCCATTTTCTCAAAAGACACCCTAGCAAAATCAATCGTACAGGCCCTGGTAGATTGCGGGATGAAATACAGGAGGGTTTTCTCCAAAGAAGGCGCGAATGAAAAAGATTACTACTTCATGCACAGAGACACAGGCACCGTAGATACAACCATCATTGAATACGGATTTATTGACCATCCAGGAGACATGAAGAAACTGAAGGATAACTGGAAGAGCTACGCTGAAGCTGTAGTCAAGGCGTTCTGCGCCTTCATTGGCGCTAATTATCAATTGCCCACAGTTAATCCACAGAAGGAGGAAAAACCTGTGAATACTGATCAAATGGAAGGCTGGGAACGCGAATCAGGCGTCAAAGCAATTGAGAACCTCGCAGCCAAGGGACTGCTTAATGACCCTGAAAAATGGAAGCAGCGTCTGACCGACAACCCACAAGGCGTTCTTAACGAACTGCCCTGGTTAATGTTTACCTTGCTTGATCGCGCAACTGAAAAAGTGTAATGTGCTGCTGACGCCCTCCTCCGAAAATTTCGGATGGAGGGCATTTTTTATTGCACGTTCGCATGTTGTTCGTATATAATAGGAACAAACGTTCGCGAAAATAGGTGATAACATGGAGAGTATCCAAACAGTTGTTGATGGCAGAATGATGGCCATTCCGGTATTAACAGCGAAGCATCTATCCGTGATTTCTCGTGTTCATTCTGGCGCATGTCCGGGGTGCGATCCAGACATTCTTAGGGATCTCGTGGAAGCTGGCTTGGTGGAGGATGAACCGGGTGGCAAGTAAACTTGATGATTTATTCGCCATGAAGTGGATTTTGCCTGAGCACAACCAGGCACTCAGCCACCATTACTACAAATCATCGTTGATCCCACAACCGATCTTAGAAGACGACGAGCTGGTTGAAATGAATCGGATTATCCATGAGTCGATTCAGGAAGATTTCGCTGTCAGCATGTCATGGTTCAAACCAGAAGTAGATGACCTTGGACGCATGAAAACGCATTGGGGCTGGGTGCAGCGGGTCGATACAAATCGAAAACAGATAAAACTGGTGAACGATGACGGATTTTGGTGGATCGACTTCAAACGCCTGGTGAAAGTAGAGCGTGTATGAACGGGAGCACATAAGATATGTCGAGGAATTATAGAAGCAAACAACCCGCCTCATCTTACTGGGCGGGTTGCTCATGTTACACTATCAACAATTTGTTAATTCACCGAAGCAATTGCAAGTTTATAAACATGCTTGCCTGTGTTCAGTCGAACGTAATCATAGAAAACATCAACTACTGTTCCTTGATTGCCGTAAACGTCTGTAACGCTATCGCCCTTTTTTACATCCATTCCGATTCACCCCTTTTGGTTTATTAAGAACTACGAATGATTACATATCCACGTGAATCCTCTTCCACATGCTCCGGATTTTCTAAATACTCCCCGTTGTCTGTTTTAACATCTGCATAAGGAGGCATCTTCTTTAACAATTCTATTAGCTCCAAAACTTTCATATCTTACACCCTTTCTATTCATAATGAGGATTTTGTAAAGAAAACACCGAGAGGAAACCCCTGCTCTCGGTATTTATCGTTCTGATGTTATCCAAAATCCATGTCTGATTTGGGTTCTTTTCTAGGCTTTTCTTGTTTTTTTGTTTCAGGTGCAGCAGGCGCAACGACTGGAGCTGATGGACCTCCTGTCTCGGCAGCCATGTAAAAACGGATCGCAGCGCGCACCCATTCTGCTTTCCTCGTCCTTGGCAGTTTGTCGAGACGATCGATAATCTCTTTATCGTGAACTTCATCAAGTGGCAATTGATAAATTTTGTGGGCCATGGTTTACCCCCGAGCCTTGAATTTTCCGTAACGGAAAAATCCTTTTGCGTTTGCGATTTGACTGTCTTTAACTACGATTATGTCTTTTTCCCAGGCTTTAAAGTATGGAGCCATTACCTCAGCGCCTCCTCCAGTGAGAAGCAACTTATCGAATTTAGCTCTATTGTTCCAGCGTGTGCTAATTCGAGGGATAATGAAATCCGCATATTTACGGAGTGCATTTTCTTTTACTGCTTTAATATCAACGGAACTTCTCTTGCTGATCACGTATGAGTCAGATCCCTTCAATACCTGCTTTTCAACAGATTGAACCGTAGCACCCGCCTCTGGATTCTGACCATTGATGTAATCACTTATCTCCTCGTAAACCTTAAACATCGCAAACGGGATGGTATCAGTATCCTCTTTTTGTCGCTTCAGTCCTTTGATACCGTCCAGATCCGTTGTTCCTCCGCCTATATCGATAACACCGACATAGTCCTCTTCGTAACTCTCGTCATCAACGTAACCTTCCTCATCAAGATACAAAGACAAAACAGTCCCGAGAGGCTGTGGTAATACGATCACGTTAGAGACTTCGATTATCTTTGTGGCTCCGTTTACTGTCACTACATGTCCGCCATTGAAAACTTCCTCGAGTTCTATTTCCATGCGAGTGCCCTTCTCTCTACTTGGACAACCTGTGACAACCAAGACATTATCGAACGTCTTCTTCTTATTAGACACCAGGGAAGCCAGTGCAAATTCAGAAAGCAGACGATACGACTTCTGTGCGTATCGGTTTTCTGTTGTGTATGTGGGAATTACCATCGAGGCTTCAACGACATCTTCACCCCACACGTACAGCTCTTTTTCGAACTTGTTGGAGGTATAGGTCTTCACCTTCAATTGCTTTTCGTTGCCAAAACCTTCTTCACCAAACGCGTCTGGCAGTGCGTAAGCGGATGGTCGAAGCAACTCACCTTCTTCTGATACACCCTTCACATTCGTATTCCCGTGATCCAAACCGATAACGTACATTTTTTTACCCTCCGTCTGTTGTTTTTTATCTAACGATTCGCTAATGACTATATATTAATACCAAGTCCAACCAAACTGCAAGTTAAATTTCACACAATAATTATATATTGATTATATAGTTATTGTGTAATAACGACATAAAAGCCACTGGAATAAATTCAGCGGCTCCTTACATTGACCAAAAGTCATCCTGTTTTACATGAGGATCTACTTTACGCAACACTTGCAGAATCTTCTTCATCGTTGTTCCAGCAGGCATTTTATCAGTATCAGAGCAAAGTTTGCTGATTGTCTCGCGGCTTACTTTGGATTCATCCACTAACCACTCTTGAGTAAGCCGCCGACCATCTATATGATGCGAGTCGATGAACTGCCCAAGCTTGCTTCTCTTTTTTCCAAGACCACGTAACATCCTAGATCACCTCAGTACAAGGCTCGACAGCAATTCCAAATTTTATACAAACAGTTTGCAAATAACTTGGAATTTTGGACAATCCGTACCGCATCTTCTTAGAGCAAAGGAGGCGGTGACCATTTTCAAGATCGAGGGCGACGAGGAATTTGTGGAGTGGTACGAGAACGCGAGCGAAGAAGAGCGGCAGCATAATTCCGTTTGGAAGTTCAGCCTGGCGATGGTCCTATTGAGCGCGATCATCTTTATAGGAACGCGTGGACAAACAGAAACAGCCCCAGGCGCTTACGAGGTGCGCGGGGTATCGAATGGTGCAGTCCAGGTCATTGAGCGCGACACGGGGCAACACACGGAGCTGAGAGCGCCCAATCTGGTGAAACAGGCACTTTCTGGCAAAATCAAACGTGGAGACATCATTTATCGGTGACCGCCTGCAGAGGCGGTTTTTCTCGTTCTAATTGAGCCCAATTCTGCGTAGTGTCATCGTAAAGGTGTTACACCGTGACGGAGAAACAACGTAACCATGGAACGATGTTCCTGAGATAAAAGCCAAAGAGAGGGGCGTTTTTGATGCAAATAAGAGTGGGGCAGGGCCAACCGATACCAGTAAGGAAAGTGAGATCGGACAAAAAAGTCCGCGTCAATTCATCACTCTCTAAAGACACGCATGACAAACTCGTGATGTTGGCGACGAGCTGCGGCATGACGAAAACAACGCTTGCCGAAATCATGATCAACACATGCGTCAATTCGCAAGACTATGTGAAATACATCCAGGACAAACACAACAAAAATCCTCAATACCGGGTATCTCCAGTCATTGTAGACAACAAAAAGGTTCAATACATGTTCCTAGACTAACCATCCTGTTTCTTCAACCAGGTAACGAACTTCTTCATAGTCTTCCGACAAGGAGGACATTGACCATTCCGTTCCTCATAGCCTTTGCTGGACGTCTTGTCTCCACACAACACACACTTTGCCATATACCTCAACCTTTCCGAATTGCTTGGATAGGTTAAGGATTTCCACACCATAGAAAATTTATACGTTATTCGAATGCTGACCGGCTTTTCTTCGAACCCACAGATAAAACTCATCACGATTGAAAGGATACCCATCATCGTTCTTTTTTGGATAGTCTTCAAAGATCCTCTCGCTATTTAACAGCATGTAAACCAGCACTTCTTTTTCTAACTCACCTGCGGCAAATGCAAGAAATGGATAGACCCAGTAATCACGGATTAGAGATTCGCCAAGTACTTTCTTGTATTCATGTGGCGCAATGCCAGCCGTCTCAAGAATGATATCTTGATATGTACTAGACAGATCATCTAATCCAGAATCAATGGCAAATCGCTCTCCATCAAAAGTAGGGTCATCTATGATTGTATTCAATGCATTAGGGATGCCTCTAAATCCGTCCAACATGCTGGAGAGCAGCTTTGTTTTTTGGTCGAATGATAATGTCTGTAAATCTTCTTTCATGAAGTTTCTCATTTTGAATTCTCCTTTACTTTTTATCTTTTTATTTAACGAGACTTCTGATGTGTTATCATTTCTGAAAATACGTCGAGGAGAGGATTGAGTATTTTATGAGAGATTCTGCAGAAAACACATACGTTATTACTAGCGATCCAGTTGAAGTAAAGAAAAAAATTGATAGTTATTTAAACCCTAGTCCATTTCCGTCTGAGGATCATCCTAAACGAGAAATTCCTGCACATATCAAAGAATTTTTCGAAAGCCTACCCGCAATCATAAGCTTTACTCCAAAAGTCCGTGAGTTAGTCCTAACCATCCGCGACACTCCAGAAATTCTAAACAAAGTAACGTTGGTCAAGCATTTCCCCAAAGGCAACTTGAATATCTTAGCTAGACCAGATGGAATGGCTGTAATGTATCCAAGGGAGCATATCCTCAGCGGAGAAAATGATGACATTGATACAGATACGGTTGAGGGCTTGATACACATTTGCGAAAAGTACGAAAAAATCCATTTGTGTCTTGATTTACGCACAAATTCTGAAGCGTTGTTTGAAATGGAAGCAAAAGGGATTGTCTTCTAAACTCGTTAGTAAACGCTTGTTAGACCGGGAATTTTCTCTACAGTAACGCTTTTAAGCGCACCATAGAATCAACCACAAAATCTATCAAAGTCGCGTTATTTGAATAAGTGGCGCGTTCTTTTCCAGGTACCCCAACCTTCTGAATAGTTTCGTTGCTATGAGGATTACCGCACGAGGGCATCATACGATCATCGGCGAGAGCGTAGTCTCTGTAAACGGTCAACAAATTCCGGGAAGGCGTCAATTCCCTTACTTTCTCCTGCGACAATAGGTTTGCCGAATGAGAGCGGAAGCTTGTCCTGTTTGAGGAGCGTTTTTCTCGATGTATCCATTAAAACCTGTAAAGCTGGAACATCCTTGATCAGTTTTTCTTCTGATTCCTGAAGTAGACTAGCTTGCTCCATTTGCCATTTGACTCCAGCAGGGAGATCGTCTACAAGCACATTTTCGTATTCAATCTGAGCAGACAACATTGTCTTAGTTGATCCTGTCAGTTGATTGTAAATCGCGCCATAGAAGTAACGAGCTGGTTCATCAGTATCGTTCTTTTTCATTTTTTTCTGTAGAGACTTCACAGCATTGCGTAGCTGCATAACACCGATCGTTGTTCTTTTGACTTTCCTCATCGCATAGATAAGACTTTCCCAAAGGTCAGCTATGAGAAGAGGATCATTTGCAAACGGCTTGATTAAGCGAGAAAACCAAGGTTGAATTTCAGAATCAATTTCCAGAGTAGGAGCCTGAACGTTATTTACGTTATTCAAAACATTATCGGAAGAAATTAAAGATAAAGAAAAAGACTTAGTTTCGGACACGTTTTTGTTTGGTCGAACCGTTGGTACGTCTGGTGTTTCTGTAACCTCACGGGAGGTCATTTCTGTTTTTATCGGCAGGTCATTCGGCAGGTCATCTTGGGTAGAAGAAGGGAGTTCCTTCTCATATGCAGCTGGCTGAATAATGTACACTGCACTGCTAAATTCGCCATCACCTTTTCGACGTTGGGAAGAGTCAGCGCGCAAAATAATACCAAGGGTAAGCAAATGCTTTCGTGCACGCTTAACAGTCGATTCGGATACTTTCAAAGCTTGGGAAAGCACCCTCAAGGATGGCCATGCAACACCGAAGAACTTGCAACTGTATTGGGATATCTTTTTAAGAAGGGCTTTTTCGATTTTGTTTAGTTTGTGTCCTTGGAAATAGAGGTGTTTGCGGACAGCTTCGTTCAGCTCATGCTTGCTGGTGAACGTGGCTAAGGATTGGCTGATTTGCATATGTATTCTCCTCCATGCAGGGGAAGGAAAGAGCAAACCCTAAACTCGATTTTTTGCAATAGGAAACTAGACCTTGCATGCTCGCTTTTTTCGCGATATAATGAAGGCAACAATTTGAGTATGAGTTTAGTTCGGGTCCGGTGCTTCCAACACCGGGCTTTTTCCTTTTCTGCGGCATTTTTTTATGATAGGAAACCAAAAAGCGCTCTGCACCGATCCAACTGGATGGCAACAGAGCGCTATGAATGTCGATGTATGACAAACATTACCGACACTTTCGCCTTGATAGAATAGCCCCAAGTAGGGTATACTAATGACGAAAGATCGGAGCGTTCAGTTTACCGAAGGAGGTTCGGTATCTGGATGAATCTGAAGGGAGCGCCAACTCTCTTAGATTCCCGATCGTTTTTTGTTTTCCAAATCTTTCTGTGGATAGTTTAGCATGAAGCTAATAGAGTTGTCCACATGTGAATAAGTTATTGATGGACGGATGCAAATCCGGCCTTTTTTGTATACAAGAAGAAGGGGGGGCGCCAAAAATGATACAAATTTGATCAGAGATTTAAGCAAAATCCTTTTGTGATTGTGGATAAATCAATTGAATAAGTTCACGATGTCGTGAAGTTCGTGGCGAGAGCAGGCTCTTTGCCTACCCTTTACTGCGCCTGTTTTGCTTCCTGACATCCGGAGTTACTTTGATCCACTCATACATTGATTCCATACTACACCCTAGCATTTCGGAAATTGTACGAGCATTTTTCAAAGTCATGACTCTCTTATTATGTATGTACTCGGAAATCTGAGAAAGCGACATCCCCAGTTTCTCAGCTAATTCTGCTGGAGTCATCCCGGCATCTTTTAGTCGATCCGCAAGCAGGCACCGTCCCACTTGGTACGACATGTGGTGCCTCCTGATTCGTTGGGAAAAATTATGTAGTTGCATTTTGTGAGTGCTGATACTAAAGTATAGACAAAAAATGGAGGGGTAGCAATTGGAACTAAAAATACTTACACTTGAAGACAACCCCGGTCATCAAAAATTGATTGCGATTTTTCTTGAGCAGTTAGCAGTAAAATCCTTCGATATAGCGCGGAATTCGAAAGAATTTTTTTCAATCATAGAAGAGCGTGGTTCTGACTTCAATCTATTAATCATTGACATTCATTTAGATGAAGATAGCATGAATGGTTTAGATTGTTATAAACTGTATAGAAAAGCTGGAGGAAAGATGCCAGCAATTATTGTTACGATGGATCCGATTCATTTAGATAGAACAGAATTACAAAAGATCGATGTCATCGATGTTGTAGATAAAGCAAATCTGTATTGTGAAGGCGGACCTCTACCAGCAGCCTTTGATAAGGCTTGCAAACATTTGCAATACCAACAATTTGACAAGGAAGGCTGCTTGTATGTTCCAGTTGCTGGAGAATCGTTGTTTATGCTCCCAGTAGAGAAGGTGCTCTATATTCAGTCAAAACTACGAGAGATTACAGTACATACGGACTTAGGTAGCTTTCGCTCTGATATTTCATTGAAGCAGTATTCCAGTTACTTAGACACACACGGATTTTTATCTGTATCACGATCCAGTTTGGTAAACTTAGAAAGAGTAGATGAATTTCATAAGTATGACCAAACATTAACCTTTCAAGGTGATCATTTGAGAAACCATGTAAAAGTAGCAGATGATCGCGTAGGAACAGTAAGAAGAATATTGAATCGGTGATTCCGAAAGATAAAAAACGGCGTTCGTGTTCACGAATTCCTTAAAAAAATATTAAATCGACAAAATAACCCCTTCACGTAATTACTTACCACTTGTATAATGGTGGTATAAGTTGGAAATAGGGGGTATTTGTCTTGGGTTTGTCAATCACTGGACAGAAGAAGGATACACTTCGCGACGCACTTGTCAAAGAAATGAAGATAAAGGCAGTAACTCCAACAATGATTACGTCTACTAAAAACATAAGTCTGGTCAATCTTAGCCGCATGTTTGGTGGAAGTAGAACCTTTTCTCTTGAAGTATTGGATGCGGTTACAGAGGTTTTGGAACTTCCAGCTGGACATTTTTACCCTTACTACATTAAAGAATGCTGGGCGAAAGAGGGGAACCGTTTACGAAAGAAGACGGAGGAATATGTGGTACGCTGTCTCAAGTTGGGATTAATGGATCTCGTTAAGCAAACCATGAACGAGCTCACCTCTATCCCAGGCAACCTACAAACAGTGTTCTCGATCGGTGAAACTTTGTTCGGAATAGGCCGTCAAGAAGAGGCTCTACCATTTTTTGAAAAAGTGATCGAGAAAGAGGCAAACAAACTATCCGCAGATCTAGCTGTAAGCTACTATCGTCGATTTCTGATTGTACGAGATCGTGACATGGTAACGGCATACGAGGCAGCTATAAAACTAACAGACTATATTTCTAATCTAAAAGGTCTTATGAGATCCGAGGCATATCATAAGATACTCGCTGTGTTCTACACTGTTGAGCATTGGGCAGCTGTTGAGAAATACAGCAAAGAACTCGAAGAGTACGTAATTGAGACGGACCAATCAGCATACGGAGGAGCTCTGTACTATCAAGCGGTGGCAGCTCGTGCACAGTACAAATATGAAAAGTCCCTTAGATTAATTGAGAAGTACGAAACTGGAATTAGTGAAATGTTTACTCTTTGGGCTGAAGGTAACAGGATGGTTGTTCAAATACTGGCAGGAGATTCTCAGAAAGTTTTCGATTTAATAGGGTTTATAAAACGCAATAACAATCGATACAGATATTTAGATACAGTTCTCCAAGCACTTGTTGAAAATAACATGTTGGATGAAATAGATCAGTTTTTTGTTGACTTCGAAGAACAGATTAATAAACTATTCACGATCAAAGATCCTGTTACTGTAAAACATGCAATAAATTTCACATATCATAAAGCACTGTTCTTATTAAAACGAGAAATGAAAAAAGATAGCGTAATCGTTGCCATAGACGCGCTGCAGCTAGCAGTTGAATACAAGATACCCGTTGATATAATCCGATGTATTAAACTGATCATGAGGGAAGCTAAATCACTTAGCGACATACAAATTGCAATATGTATCCAAGCTCTAGATGAGTTTGAGAACACAATACCGGGCGATACTATTTGTATCGTTTGATAATATTGACCGATACGTATTTTATCGTGTACCATTTATCTTGTAAGCTATCACCTATCAAGGCGGGATGACATAATGAAAAAATTTCTTTTGGTGGGGATTCTATCAGCTGTTCTAGCTATACCAGCAGGGGCAAATGCTGAAGATGGACCTGGATGGGCTATGAAGCCATTACCAATCAAGGTAAATCCAATAGGAAAACCACCAATCACTACTAACGAAGATGGGCCCGGCTGGTAAAACAAAAAAGGAAGAAGCACTTGAACTGTGTTTCTTCCCATTTTTGACGAATCATGTCGAAACTTACCAAATTTAGACTATTTGTAAAGTTGGAAACTCGTTGTACGATAAAGTTAATAACATTTCACGATATCGTTAAGTGAAAAAGCGTTTGACTAAATCCTGCCAAACAAGGATAATAAAATACGAACAACTGTTCGGAGGTAGACGCGATGAACGAAGACGTACACGATTCCGATTTAGCAAAAGAACTTGCTGATATCATCAAGCATAGCAAAGAAACCGGATCACAGATGTATGTTGATCAGTTAAAATCTTTGTTACAGTGAATTGTCTTTTTTGAAGGCAGTAGTAACTGCACGTACCGCAGCTCTCTGATCTGGAGGTAAAGACAATAAGTCAGCAATGAACTTTCTGTCTTCTTCAGACAAGCCAACATCCTTTTTATAATCATAGGGAATACGCTCATTAGAAAGTCCGAGAATGTAATCTACGGTTGTTTTATGGATAGTAGCCATTTTAACTAGCATTTCTGGGTCAGGATGTGATCTTTCGTTCTCATAGTGGCTATAACGAGCACGAGTAATATCAAGTTGAGCTGCTATATCATCCTGGGTACGAGAACCACGAAGTTCTTTCAGTCTTAAACCGAACATATAAAAATTCCCTCTTTCCCTTGGAAAGTGTCTTTTTAACACCATTATAGATACTATTCGTATCGGAGGCTAGTACTTTTTGCTCATAATGCTATCAAGGGGGTGAGACTTTGAAGAGAAATGCTCTGGTAACCGCCAGAAAATCAAAAAATTTAATGCAAGATGAAGCAGCTGAACGAGTTCATATTTCTACTGTGTACCTACGAAAATTGGAATCTGGTGAGAAAACGCCGAGCGTTGCTACAATGACACGTATCGCAAAATTCTATGACAAGTCAGAGAGAGAACTTTTCCCTGACCTTTTTTAACGGATATGATGATACGAATAGTATCATCACTGGTAATTTTATTATCAGAATGGGCTAACATGAAGGACAGGTAGCTCTTAGGCTTCGTCTCCACGAGCAGGGCCCATGCCACCGCGTAAGCGGAAAACCCAAAAATCGAATCTTTCCATGGGGCCTTGCTCGGGTAGACGAACCACTTTCAAAGTCTATCCTGTGCCAAGAAGATCGTTAGAAGGGGAGGTAATTCAGGTGAGTAAGCACAAAGAAACCGCCTTGGAAGCGGCGGCAAAAATGAGTATCAAGAATTAGTGTCAAAAATCGAATCCTGCGTGTTGGAAAGTAGGTTGCCCTTTAAGAAGGTATTAGACGCATTGGACGCAGTTCGAGAGCGACAAAAATGCAAGGGCATTAACTTCCTGAACAAGGTCAACATTCAGGAAGTTCAAGAGGAAAGCACCATTCTAGTCTAAGTTGTGATACTCCTGTTCATAAGCTTTGTGAAGATCATGAACGATGCCGCCCAATTCTCTAATAAGTTCGTTGTAATCCAGATTTGTAATGTCTTTACGTGCGCACAACAACTGGATAGCCAGATCACCTAGACTATCTCTCACAACAACACTAACTTTCCTTAATGCGTGGTTATGTTCGTCAAAGAAATTAATTTTGCTCACCACCTTCCTGGATCAATTTGGAAAGTATCGACAACTTCCAATTCGACGGGAAAGTGGAAAATCCTACAAGAAAGAGGAGCTGAGATAGCATGCAACCTACACCAAGCTTGGAAACTTTCAATAGCAGGCTGGCTGAATTGATGGTGAAAGATTTTGAAAAGGAAGCTGCTCTCATGCTTCCACACAGTGGACAAGCTGTCTGTGATGACTTCAAGCAGCGGGTAACAGCTTTTCACAATGAGCATTACTCGCCAAGCATCAAATGAGAAATCGAAAAACGAAAGCGGCAATAGAGCCTGCACCAGTTGTCCAGAGAGCTGGCGTTTGTCAATGCGGTCACGCTGGACCATATCGTCTGACCATTCAAAATCATCGATTGGAGAGGATCTGCAAATGCGGGGAAATCAAGCAAATGGACAATCCGAAATAGGAATTGGGTTTCAACACCTGAAGGGCGAAGAGTTCGTAATTGCTGGGGAGCGGTGGAAGGTAATCAAGTTTTTCAAGCGGCGTAAATGTGACTGGGCTCGGCTCTGCAGCATGGACCGTAAAAAGGCCTACAAGTCCACAACAGTCGATTTCCTACAGATGATCAGCAAGCGGAAAGCCTCCTAGAGATCCATCAGGCGCAGTCAACGGAGCTGCATGGGGGCCGTAGAGGTAGGGGCGGTCCTGGACTCATAGATCGGTGAGGGGAGGTGAGTGGGAATGTTGAGCTTGAACGTATCAGCAGAAAAGACCATCTTAGGCTTACTCGCATTTATTGACAAAATCGCGACAGAAAACCATCCGACAGAAGCCTCAAATCTTCTGCCGGAATTGGTCAACGCAACTGCAGAATTGATTAAATCGGTTAACTGTTAATCTGCTGGGTTAAGTACAGCCTGATAAACAATTTTGTAAAATTGAGCGACTTTCTCAGCATTTTGTTTTACCGCATCATCACCATGAACACCTGGTGTTTTAGCAATAAGACCACTTTGAATTGCTGCAACAACTATTTCTTTAGCAACTTCTTTTTGATCCAATATGTTCACCTCCTTCTCGATTTGGTAAGTCTGGACAACTTCCAATTCGACAATTATCTGGAAAATCCTACAAAAAACAAAAGCCCTGCGCCGTTAACGCAGAGCATTCCCAAAAAATGATTACTCCCATTATACCACAGAATGGGAAAGGAGAAAAACGGATGGCCTCATATCGGCAACTACAGACATCCTTCTGGCAGGACACATTCGTTCTTGACCTTACTCCAGAAGAGAAGTACTTTTTCATCTACCTCATGACCAACTCGAAAACAACACAGTGTGGCATTTACGAACTACCGAAGCGGATTGCGGAAACAGAGACTGGTTACAACCGAGAAACGGTAGAAAAACTCCTTAAGCGCTTTGAAGAGTATGGGAAAATTCGTTACTCCGAAGTCACAAAAGAAATTATGATTCTCAACTGGATCAAGTACAACTGGATCAACAGTCCGAAAGTTAAAGCATGCATTAAAAAGGAACTAAAAAAGGTGAAAAACCGTGAGTTTGTAGACTCTTTCCTCGATCAGTGCGATAGGTACGGATATCATATCGATACCCTATCAATAGACTTGGGGGAAGAAGAAGAAAAAGAAAAAGAAGAAGAACAAGAAGTAGAAGAAAAAAAAGAACAAGAACAAGAAGAAAAGCATGCGCAAGCGAATGATGATAATCCATTTCTCGTTTACCAGAAAGAAATTGGGGTTGTATCTCCCTTAATCGCAGAAGACATTTCGAAATGGATTGATGAGAACACATTCGACGAAGCAAAACAGATCATCATTGAGGCTATAAAGATCGCAGTAATTAGTGGTGTTCCTAAGTGGAAATACGCCACCAAAATTTTAGAAGATTGGGCAAGACGCGGGCTTCGTACTCTTCAAGAAGTAAAAGCATATCAGGTTGAGTTTGACAATAAACGTTCTCAAAACAGTAACTCTTCCGGAAACCCTGGCGGGAGAACAATCCTCAAAGACAGCTTGCCAGAGGGCGTACAGTGGCAGCTGGAGCAAGAAAAGAAACAGACGAGCAATCCACCTTCAGATGCAAAAAGCATCGCGGACTTTCCTGACCTTCAGAAGCGGTTAACAGAAATGCGACGAAAGAGGGGATCCAGTGATGAATCACCCAACGATCCACGCTAATCGTGGACAAGCATTTGAAAAGGCGCTGAACACCACGCACAGCCAGTACAAAGAAAAGCGGATCGCGCTTATTGATAAAACCTCGGGAACCAGCCATATCGGAACGTATAAGGGGAGAGCCCTTTACTTCGAAGCGATAAGCACAAGGGAACGAACGCGATTCGATCTGTCGAACATCGATAAGACACAGTACGAACGCATGGAAGAAGCGCAATCGCATGGCGCTATCTGCTTTGTCCTAATCGACTTCGCCGTTTTTCATGAAGTGATGTTTGTACCATTCTCAACGTTTCAGATTAACAGGCTTCATGCAAGCACAGGCGGCCAGGGCAGCATCCCCAAAGATGATTTTGAACATTACGGATACGTTGTTCAAAAGACTAAGAGAGCGCGACTTGATTACCTGCTGCTGGTAGACATGATGATCAACGCAAAGCCGGTAGCCATATGAGCGAGGGGGTAGCGGGCTGGATTAAAAAGCAGTACATGTCACGAGAGCGGTTAAATACATACATCGCTTGCGAGGACTACGACTTCACTTGGGATTTATCAGAGGTCCAACGGTTCCGCGATCTGTGGCGCGAAGGACATTCAATCATCGAAATTGCAAAAGAGCTGGGAAGACTCCAAATTGAAGTGGCGATATTGGCACTTGATCAGGGAGAACAGACCCGAATCCATCCAAGGTTCGGCGGAGTGTTCGGAAATTCAATCGAAAGGGCAGATGAAAGTCATTCGGGAAGAGATGAAAACCAAATAATCACGTAGAGCTTTTCCTGACCATTCCATGTGATCGCGCTCAATACCAAACTATCGCACGCTACCAGGAAGAGGGGGAGTAGTATGAACTTTGTAGAGCCAATTCGAGACAAAGAAAAACTCGATGAACTGAAAGCACTTTTGAAGAAGCAATCAGCACGCAACGGTTTTCTTCTGAACTTTGGCGTTAACACTGGGCTACGTATCTCCGACATTTTGCCACTGAAGGTATCTGATGTGCGCGGGAAAACACATCTTGTCATCACAGAGAAGAAGACAGGTAAGGCGAAGCGGTTCAAGATTAACCAGGCGCTGCGGGCGGCGATTCAAAGCTATATCGAGGATATGGACGATGATGACTTCTTGTTTGCTTCAGAAAAGCGCCCTAAACCAATCACAAGGGTACGCGCTTATCAAATATTGAACGGCGGAGCTCGCAAGATCGGACTAAGCGAGATCGGGACGCATTCACTTCGTAAAAGCTTCGGGTATCACTTTTATCAGCGCACGCGGGATATTGCTACGCTGCAGATGATCTTTAACCACAGCCATCCAGCAATCACGCTGAAATACATCGGGATCACTCAGGACCTGATTGACAAGGCTATAGAGGACTTCAGCTTGTAGGTTACACAAGCTCAATTATGTAAAACAGGGGGTAACTCCATGATTTTAATAAGTCAGGCTGGGCTTCAGGTGGAGGTACTAGATTTCGATAACCTTGGTCGTATGAAATTTCATCCAGACTATCACGATAACCACGGAAAACGATTTGAAGAAGAGGAACTTTGTTACCTTGCCAAGTTTTATAAACACGATGGGCGTAGAGCGATGTCCATGGCACTTGGTCGACCGGAGCTGACTGTACAAAAAAAGTACCTGGAGCTACAGAAGGCAGGGAGACTCCCTTATTACAAAAGCTTGGACTATTACGTTTGATGGTGGATACACAATGCTCAAAGAGTGAAGGAGGCTATAATGGGAAATTTGAGTCGAGAAGAGGTAATAGCTTTTTTAGCTATAGCTCGTCCTGATATGTCAGAGAAAGACTGGAAGGCGGCCGATCTGATTACGGTCCTGTCTTGGGCAATACCATACTATAATGCCTGGCTAGAGAATGGAATTATCAAAAAGCCAGTTAATAAGCACCATGACGGCCGCCATTTATTTGAATGCAAAAGCTGCTCTAAACAAATGTGGCTGACAATGGATACTTTCTTGAAGGGATACCTTTCAGGCGAGTGCTTGGATTGTCATTCTGGCCAGAATCAATGACTTAACAAATTGTGTACTAAGATTAATCACGGGTTTTAGGGAATTTCACCAAAACAACTATCATAAATGTTGCGATTGGGCCAAGTAAAAGTGAGATGAAAAACCAAACAAGTCCACTTAGATTTTTGCTCTGAGCCAAACCGGCATTAATAAGAGCTAAAGTCCCCCATCCAATTGCATATCCATTTTCCACTTTAACACACACCTTTTACAAATAATTACCAAATACATTACCGTCAACAAATCAATTGGTCAATCAGATTTAACAAAATAGTTAGGGAGGAAAGACAATGAATAGACAAGCAATCTTGGACGTTTTGAACAGTCTGAAAGTAGTTGATATGAACGGTGGCGATGATGCGTACCTTCTCGTTGACAATAGCGAGGAAGTTCGTCAAAAGCTCAATGCTGTTGGTGTAACTGAAGATGTAATCCAAAGATATGGCGACGATGATTCGTTTTGTGTACTTGCCTTAGCGTTTGGTGAGAAATACGCAGATGGATATGAAAAAGGAAAGTTCGTCTTGTGGGGACCAATTGACGACGAGTTCCGCGACAGAGTTTTGAACGGAGAAGGAACCGCAATGGATGCAGAACGATTGCTCAGGGCGCTGGAACCGGAGGTATTTGGAAAAACCGAGCACTGGATTGTCTGGGATAACGAAGATGGTCTGATCGGAACATACGAGTCTTACGATGATGCGTTAAAGGATTACGAAAATGCAAAGTCTGCTGTCGAACGTTATGTAAGAGAAGAGGGTGAGTTTTCAACAGATGAAGAAGTTATAATTGCAAAAATCCAAAAGCACTTCTACTCTCACGATACAGAAAAAGCAGTTATGAAATACGATGAGGACGACAATGAGGTCCCGACCGGAGACACCTATTGGGATTTCACAGAGGACGACTATACAAAACGGTAACTTTGAAAAATAGGAAGGGGAATGGGAAATGGTTGATTATGAAAAATCTTTGTTCTGGTCAGAAGATGGCGAGAAAGTATATGGATTGGCAAGTCAATTCAAAGATAAAGAAGACTTCGCAATTCATGTGAAAAATAACTACGAAGACGGACAATGCATCGTTAGAAACATAAAGAAAGAGCCGTGCCTTTATTCGGAAGAAGGGATTCAAGCAGATACGATCATACCGTTTTCACTGTTGGATATCGTTATCGACAATTATTACACAGCAACTGTTTTGCCAATCGAAGAAGAAGCTTGCACCTGCAATGAAAACGAATGCTGCCCGGAGTGCGATCCAGACGAGAACTAAACAAAACACACGATTTGTAAAACAAGGAGGAATTAATGGTGCATATTTCAATGGGCAAGGGCGATGTTGCGGTGATGTTTTGTTCGGATAGAGAAGATAGACAGCACAACGGAATCTCTTTCGTGAAGCGCGCGATTGAATATCCAGTTGCTGTCGATATGGACTGCGATTTATCGGACGAAGAGATCGAGAAAGGAACACTGGGACACATCACGTTCAGTAATCCAAAGTCGATTGACGCAGTGATTACGCAGCTTCTCAGGCTGAAAGAAAAAATGCACGAAAAACGTGTCCCCATTTGCTCAGATTGCGGGCATAGTCGAAATGTTTGCAGTGAGTGCGCGGAGTAGTTTACAAACCAATCGATGTGATAAATCACCATTTTGATAACGGTAACTAAAATCATTTACAAAACTACCGATTTGATTGTATGATAATGGTAACCAAAATCAAAGTGGAGTGATAATCATGTCTAAACGTGGCGGCAAGCGAGAAGGATCAGGACGGAAAAAGGTCGGGGTCATGCGGAAGGTATCGGTTAATATGCCTCAAGAGTTTTGGGACTACGCAGATGGGTTCGGTTCTTTTACAGAGTGCATTAGTCATCTCTGGGAAAAAGTTAATGGTAACCAAAATCAAACGTTAGATTCTAGTAACCAATATCAAGCAGAAGATAATAGTAACCAGAATCAATTGGATGAAAACAGTAACCAAATTCATATAGAGTCAACAGGCAACCAAAATCAAGCTTTAGAAATAAGAAACCAAAATCAACCAAATGAAATTGGTAACCAATATCTACCGACTGATTCTGAGAAAAGGAAGATTACGAAAGAATCAAAGTACATCTTCGATGTGATTGATTGGTATTCCGACCCAACTCCAGTCGTCGTAGGTAAGTTTGAGAGCATCGGATCAAATCTAGCCCCATATCTGTATGAAAAACTGCTCACTAGGAAGTTTGAAGAAAAGCACTTAGCTGCTATTCATGAGTCGTGGACACAGTACAGAACTAAGCAGCAGAAGTTGGAAGAGTTTAGAAGACAGCAAGACGAGGAGCGCCAAGCGATAAAAGAACGGCTGCGGAACAGAAAGTAATTTAACACTTCATTACTTTTGATAAGGAGTGAATTAGATGGGTATTAATGACTTTGAGATCGGGGATACAGTCGAAGTGATTAGCACAAGCCATGGGAAGCTGTATGGAAAAACAGGTGAGATAATCGGCAAAAGAAATGACTCGCTGCGACTTTCATTCAACAGTGGAGAGTACGAAACTTGGATGCCTGTTGAGGACGTTTCATAAGTAAATACACCACTCCTGCAACTTGAAGGAGCGTTTCAACATTACGTTTGTACCCAGGGAGGGAAAGAGGTGGCAGCAGATCGATTAATTGTAACGGTTAAATCTGAATTCCGACTCTTTCGTCAACCACACAAGGTTGGGGACGTAATTCGGGTAAGGGAAATAGACTTGCTGGTTATCGGAATTGAACGTTTTGACCTTTGGGGCTCCACATTAACAATTTGGTACACATGCCAAGACCTATCCCAAACTGACTTCATCTCAAAGAAAAATGCATATAAACAGCCGCGCGAATCAGTGTTTGAAGTAATCCTAAAGCATGACAGCGACCTTATAAAGTCCGTTGTGTTAGGTGTCACTCAATGGCACAAGGGACAGTTATACAAGCTGGTCGAGTACACTGATATTTCACTAGTAGGAACGGACATTAGGATTTGCTGCATAGGCCGTCCAATTCACCCGGTAGATCGGAAAGAGGCCAAGGCGAAGCTGTTCTCAGAGCGGCGGAAGAAGCTGCAACTTGAAATCATGTAGTGACTTGTCAAAATAGACTCAAATTATTCCGAAAATTATTCCTGGGAGTGTTTTGGATGACGACTTATAACCTGTTGCTAGTGGAAGATCGGCTTTACATCCATATGGGATGCGACGAACAAGACCCACTTTATCAATACGCATACGATGGGTTACCGAATCGCATCGAGATCGGGGAAGCAGAGATCGTCGGGACGGTGGAGCTGACACCGGAACAACTGGAGAAAATTCAGGCTGAGTATGAAAACGGCGGCGAATGCGGATGGTGCGGCGAGATAGCAAAGAATCTGCGACCGTCACACATGTTCGACTTTGCTCCAGGAAAGAAGATGTGCAAGAACTGCTGGAACCATGATCGTGGAGTTTACTTGGGCAGCTACGGAGAAGACATTGGACCGTTTGATGAGAAGGACGACAGCAAGCAATGTGTGGCATGCAAGAACTTTATTGATGGTAAAAGACTCCTAAAGCTTGATGATGAAAATTTTGAATGCGAAGACTGCGCTCAACACATGAGCGACATGGCTCCATAGGGAGGGGAATGGCATGATTCACGATCTGAAAACATGGCCCGAGCATTTTCGCGATGTTCGGGCAGGCATCAAAACCGCCGAGCTGCGGCTGAATGATCGGAACTATCAGCCGGGGGATGTGCTGGTACTTCGCGAGTATGATCCACAGGAAGATGAGTATACGGGTGAAGTTGAGACGCGAAGAGTGTCACACATTCTTGCCAGTGATAATTGGCTACAGCCTAACGTGGTAATGATCTCGATGAGCGACACAGTATGTAGTTGCTGCTGGGGAACTGGTGAAGATCCATTCCCAGTAAACGATGAGGGGCCACTGGAATTCACTCGATGCGGTCAATGTGAAGGTACCGGAGAATGGGAAAAGCGAGGGGAACGGGATGCAAGCAGGACGTGAGATCAAGTTTCGGGGTAAGGCCATTACAGAAAACGGCATCGAGTGCTTGCCAAAATGGGTATACGGTAGTCTGATCGTAGCAGACAACGGAGATTGCTTTATTACACAGTGGAAGCGCACAGTTGGGACAGGTTACCAGAGCACTACGTATCAAGTCATCCCTGAAACTGTTGGACAGTCAATTGGTCTTCGAGATAAGAACGACAAAGATGTTTATGAAGGTGATATCACGGCTGATTGTGTTGAGGGTTCTTCTATTCGCGGCTATGTAGTTAGGCAAAAAGGCGCTTTCTTCCTCGAAACTGGTCAAAAGTGGGCGCCATACTTACATGTGATTGCCACCAAACATAACGAAATTAGCGACTGGGAAGTCATCGGCAACATCTATGAGAACCCTGAGCTGCTATCTGCTGCTTAACAAAAGAGAAATTGTGATGAGGTGAGCAGAAGGTATGCACGAGTTCGTAAGATTTTATGATGAAGCGAACAAAGGTGATTGGTACTTAGAAATTTATCATTCGAGCATTATGGATTGGTGCATCAGAATTGGTTACAAAACAACTCATCATAGGCGCGGAGAAGCCATTATTAATGTTCAAGACTGCGATATGGATTTGGCCTTTGCTAAAGCTCAAGTTGCTTTTAAAGAGTGGCTACGAGAAAGCGAAGGTGGGTATTAATTACACTTAAATTGTGAGAAGGCGAGGAACTAATGGATGGATCAACCAAGCGGAAAACTTTCACCAATTGAACTACAAATGATACTAGATGACTTTATTAACCGGGCGCCATTCCAAATCAAGTATTTTGTAGAGTCTGCCAAAGTCTATAAAGCAAGGTTCGACTCATTGGTAGCAGCTGGTTTTACGGAAGTTCAAGCGTTGGAGATTGTGAAGACCAGAGGTTTGGAATTGTAATAAACACGCTACAAAGTGTGATGAGGGGGGATTCAGGTGGAGAAGCAAAGCATTTGTATACCAGAAAATGCAGTCCCAGTATCATTTGATGTAGCTATGCTAAAGTATCAACTTGGCCATAAAGTTTTAGCTACGTCGACAGACGGTGATACGGTGTATGCAGCTCAAGCTTATGCTAAATATTGGGACAATCTTGAACAAAGCGATCATGACTTCAAAGAGTTCAAGAAACATGGAAAGTGGTATTGGTTAATTTAACATACTATTTCTTGTGTACAGCACAAACAGCCGTCCAGTGCCCTGGATCGGCATCACAAACAACCTTAACGCCCCTGCTTTAACGTTAACAATACAGTCTTATGGTATCGTTCCTACGAGTCGGCAGTCTCACCTATGCAGGGTTTAAAACGACGGCTTAACGACCTTCCGGTACTCCAGATACATTTGTGTTGGTTCCATTATCAGTATTAACTAGATTCTGGATTTTCATACCATTGAGTTTGAGAAAGGAGCAAATACGATGATAAATATTAAGGTAAAAAGGCTTCATCCAGATGCTGTGATACCAGCATACGCAAAGAATGGAGATGCAGGATTCGATTTCGTTGCGGTAGAGGAAACAATCATTCAACCAGGAGAAAGCGCAAAAATACCTACAGGGCTCGCGATGGAAGTTCCAGAAGGTTATGAGATTCAGGTTCGTCCAAGGTCAGGCATTGGAGCCAAAACAAAACTCCGCATTAGCAATGCACCAGGAACGATCGACAGCGGTTTTCGCGGGGAAATAGGCGTCCTTTTTGATAACACCAACAAGCGGCCTGAGAAATTGACAAAAGACAATACAGGGTCATTCATGGGGAAATCTCTAGATAATGAAGTAGTCCGGACAAAAACAAGCTGCATCGAGGGTGCATATGTCATAAAGAAGGGTGATCGGATAGCCCAGGGCGTCTTGGCAAAAGTGCCGAAAGCCGAATTTGAAGTAGTGGACGAGCTATCAGAATCTGCACGCGGCACAGGCGGATTTGGTCATACAGGAGTAACGGCTTAAAGACAGAAAGCCCCCATGCTGGGAGCTACTGCAAAGCCCAAAATCAAACAATACCCAGCAGAGGGAGGATGGACATGGGAGCTGAACAATTGTCATTCTTGGACCCGGTAAATGAAAAAGCAGTGAGGAAAGCTGTAGTCAAAGAACTGAAGGCGTACAAAGCACTTCGGGTGGCCGTCCAGAACAAGCAGGAACAGGAACAGGAAGGAGTATCCAACCTTTTTCCTTCGCTACAAAAGTCCGAAACCAAGAATGAAGTAAAAGTAAGACAAATCGAGCGCGCTCTGCAATTCACACTCGATGAGATGGAACGAAAAATCATCGAAGAAAAGTACCTAAGTCCATGTAGAAACAATGACATTAACATATACCTGGATCTAGGCCTGACTAAGGACCAGTATTACATAAAGAAACGGGATGCGATCTTTCAAATTGCAACAGCACTTAGGATTATCTGAGTGCTGTTTTTTTGTTAAAAACAGCAAGAAAAACCCGACAAAAACCGGACAAAATCAAGGATAAAAACCGGACAAAATGCTGGACGTTTTAAAAGCGGGAAATCGGTACTCTGGATACAAGGATAACTCCTTGGGAGACACCGCCTATCCCTTATCAATGGCGTACCGGTATGTATCGAATGGACGATGAAGGCTGTGGTCGAACCAGGCAGAACAGTTGGAGTCCTAGCGCGCATGATGTGAATTAACACAATGCATGCACTCTGATAACAATCAGGAGTGAGTGGCGGCGATATGGTACGGGGAGACATTGCGCGAAAGCGGATTTTCTGCTGATCGTCGCTGTTTGTCGTATTGTATGGTCGCACTCATGTGGATCATTGACCATTCTGCCTGGATGAGAAGCTGAGCGCGATCGATTCATTGAACACAAGGAACAGGGTTTGACTACAAAATGACTTTTCATGCATTGTTCCGTGTGCTTCAAAACAGCAACGTCAGGAGGTGGGTATGACCTTGAAAAAAGATAAAGTAATCGTTTCTCAAACATTTGTGAGAAGTAATTGCATGAAGTGTGTCTGGGGCAAGGATACCGGCAACGTCATTCACTGCCTCCGGATGCCATGCGTGAAAATTGGTCATGCCGTTAAGGGCATGAAGGCGTTATGAAGGGAGAGATTCGATTGAATACTCCAGAGCTGCCAAGCTATGATCGGGTAAAAAACTACGTACTCCATTTGGGAAAGCACGACTCAGCTATTAGTGTGATGGCAATTAGACAGCATTTCAAAATCAGCACGCCCGACGCAGCACGCTTTGTAATACAACTAGAGAACGATGAAGTGATAAGCAGGTTTGTAGGTGGAGAAGGTCGGAAGCTACTTAATAAGAAGGAGCAAAGCTGATGTATTGTTGTCCTGGTTGCTTGGTGACAATTGAAAATCGTGAGGAGCTGTTCAAACACCTTGATGAGTGCAACCAAGACGACGCCAAAACAATTTTAACTGGAGAGGATGATCCACATGGTAAAAGCCATTATGAACTTGTTTCGGAAGAGTGCAACAAAGAAGAAGCTTGAACCAAACAGCGGGGCCGACATCTACATGAATCCAGCACCGAAATTGAGTCGAGCGGAGAGACGGAGAATTTGGAAGGAGTCCTGGACGTTATACAATCATGACGGATCGGGGTATTAGGTAGCAGATAAAATTTGCGTCCGATAATAGGTATTATGGTAAACAGGTGGTCAAAACCCGATTTTCAGCCGTTTTCGACGATTATCCGCGATTACGGCTTTTTTCTTTGTAGCAAATAAGCATAAAACGTCCACCGAGCGTGGACAAAACGGAGTAAACAGGGGTGGATGTACGATCTCCCGTTTTCTCCGTTTTTCTTTTATTCTCGTAAATGAAAATGAGCATGTTCGAGGTGGTGATAATGAATTTTGTCCAGCCGATCCGAGACCAAGAGATCATCGATGGCATCAAGATTCATCTGAAGGAAACGAACCCACGCAATTACATCCTTTTTGTTGTAGGCATTTATACAGGGCTGCGTATTTCAGATATTCTGCAACTCAAGGTCGGAGATGTGAAGAAGGACCGTATCAGTTTGCGGGAAACGAAAACCCAGAAATTAAAGAGCATGGCCATCCATCCCAAACTAAAGGCGATACTCAAATCATACCTGGTTGATAAGCAGGACCACGAATATTTGATCAAAAGTCGAAAAGGCAAGAATAAGCCGATCAAGCGAGAGATGGCCTACAAGATTTTACGGGCTGTTGCCGACGAGTTTGATCTTGAGAGTATCGGCTGCCACACCATGAGGAAAACATTTGGCTATCATTTTCACAAACAAACGAATAACAGTGAAATGCTCAGGGAGATTTTCAACCACTCTGATGTGAGCATTACTCGGAAATACATCGGGGTTGAACAGGACACAATCGATGAAGCTATCTTCAAGCTCAAGATCTAAATGACCTTCTTTGAATAAATGTTTCATTCGAAATGATTATGTACTGAAAACCTAGACAGGACAAGGTTTTGAAACAGCTCGATCAATGAAACACTCTATTTAGATATGTGTCATTCAATAAATATGCATTAGTCATACGAAATGCAGAGAAACAAGGCGAAAAAACATGATAAAAACGCAGTCATATCAAAGGGTGTATCTATTCAATCGGAGATGTATATTTATGCGTTTTGAAGGTGGTCACTTATGAGCAGATACAAGAAAGAAACCAAGCCATTCTACAGAAGCAGAGCATGGTTGAAGTGTAGGGAGTATGTTCTGCTCAGAGATAACCATTTGTGCCAGCAATGTTTGAAGAAAAACAAACTGACAGCGGCAAACACGGTTCACCATCTCAAGCCATTGGATGAGGCGCCAGAGCTGGCGCTAGATACAGACAACCTGGAGAGCATCTGTCCTGCATGCCACAACAAGGAGCATCCTGAGAAAGGGAGCGGGAAGCGGGAGCCAGAGAAGAAGCACAAGGCTGCTGTAATCAAAACCAGAATGAACGAAGAGGTGTGGTGAGAGCGGGGCATGCCTGATGATAGCCCCCCTGGCATCAAAGCTGGAAGGCTGATCTCTGGAGACCGGCTCGGCTCCTTCGTTTGCAACGCGGACAATTTTTCATGAAAGGGGGGTATCCGAAATGGCAATACCGACATCGAAAGTCATTCGAGATTATTTGGGCGACGATTATAAAGAATCTGATGAGGAACTTATCAAGCTGTATGTCGAGACGCACCAATTTTATCGACGTCTGCAAAAAGAAGTAAAACAATCAGATCTCATGTACGAGTACACGAACAAAGCCGGAGCGCAGAACATGGTCAAAAACCCTCTATCGATCGAATTGACTAAAACAGTTCAGACGCTGAACAATCTGCTGAAGTCATTGGGGTTGACTCCTGCGCAACGTAAAAAGGTTGTGAATGGTGATGACGACGACTTCGACGATTTTTAATGAACATGGAACCATTCATGCATTATCGAACCCGTCGCCAGAACTCCTTACGAACTGGTACGCTGAACAAGTTGTCAAAGGAAAAATCATTGCTGGACAAAAAGTGAAGCTGGCTTGTCAACGTCATTTAAATGATCTGAAGCGGTCTGAAGATGAATCATTTCCCTACGTATTCGATTTGGCAATGGGACATAGGCCAATCCGATTTATTGAAAAATACTGCAAACCATCAAAGGGAAATTTCAAGCAGCTGGTATTACAGCCCTGGCAACATTTTATTCTAGGGAACCTGTTTGGCTGGGTTCATAAGGAAACAAGGCTCAGACGATTTAAAGAGGGGTTCGTTTTTGTCGGTAGGAAGAACGGCAAAACAACAAAGATTTCAGGCGTCTCTCTTTATGGAGTCAGCAAAGATGGAGAAAATGGCGCTGACATACCTTTGTTAGCCAACTCCATGAAGCAGGCGCGGTTGTTGTTTGACGAAGCGCAAGCGATGATCAAAGCGTCTCCAAAACTCAAAAAACGGTTCCGTACATTAAGAGACGCCATTCACTACGACAAGGCATTTTCCAAAATTGAACCACAGGCATCTGACTCGGAAAAATTGGATGGATTGAATACGCATATCGGTATATTTGATGAAATACATGAGTACAAGGATTACAAATTGATAAACGTCATCAAAAACTCGCGTGGTTCAAGGGACCAGCCTTTACTAATTTACATTACAACAGCCGGATACCAGTTAGATGGCCCTCTGATCAACTACTATGAACAAGGCGATGACGTTTTGAACGGCGTTATTACGGATGAGCGAACATTCTATTTTCTCGCTGAATTGGATGATGAAGAAGAGTTTGATAAGCCAGAAACATGGATTAAGGCAAACCCGAACCTCGGTGTATCCATTAAATTATCCGATATGGTTGAGGACTGGGAAAAAGCGAAACGAACTCCTTCTGAGCGAACAGACTTCATTACAAAAAGGTTCAATAAGTTCGTCAACGGTTCAGAAGAGTCGTTTCTGGATTATGAGACGATCAAGAAGAATGACAAGGAACGAAACCCAACAGACTTTGCCAGCATTCCTTGTGTTGGTGGGTTTGATTTGTCGGATACAGAGGACTTCACCAGCGCTTGCTTGGAATTCCCACTTGTCGATACTGGAGAAGTGTTCGTTATTGAGCATTCATGGGTTCCGATGAGAAAGGTCCTGGAGGGTAACGAAAAGATCCCGTACCGGGAGTATGAAGAGCTTGGTTTGCTCACAATCATTCCTGGTGATTACGTAAAAAAAGAGTACGTGTTTGACTGGTTTGTGGAGCAATCGAAGCGATTTATCATTGAAAAGATCACTTATGACCCGGCAAAAGCGTTTGGATTGATAGAGTCACTAAACAATTATGGGTTCGCAACTGAAGTGGTCCGTCAAGGCTATTTGACACTGGGTCCGGCTGTCGACGACATGAAAGAGCGATTTCTGGATGGGAATGTAATCTTCAACAACAACCGCCTTTTTCGGTGGTACATCAATAATGTGAAGATGGTCGAGGACCGTAATCGCAACAAAATACCAACCAAAGTGGGTCGCTACCGTAAAATTGACGGGTTTGCGGCCTTTTTGAATGCTCACACCGAGATTATGAAAAAATTCGTTAAGGTGCAAGGAGACGGTAACGTGGAATTCGTTTCAGTGAATGATTTATTCAAACGGTGAGGGGAGGTGAGAATTTGAAATGGTTTGACCGTTTGAAAGCTTCAGCTAAAGCGGCTATTTCCGGATGGAAAGGGGAAGGCTTTGACTTCTCATCATGGTTAGGACGCCGCTTTTGGGGAATTGATAATTCGAAATTAGCAACTAACGAGACGATTTTCAGCATTATCTCTCGTTTGGCAAATACTCTTTCTTCTTTGCCACTGAAACTACACAAAAATTTCGAAACAGAAATGAATCAGACAGCTGATCTACTCATCAACAATCCAAATCCCAATATGTCTGGTTTTGACCTGATAAATAAATTGGAAGTCTCCAGGAACGAAACCGGAAATGGATATGCGGTAATTGAGCGAGACATCAGGATGCAGGTTTCGTCCATAATTCCAATAGATTCAGTATACGTAACCCCGTTTATCAACTCAGACGACCAACATTTGTGGTATCAAATTCGCGCTTTAGATAAGACGCATTACATCCACAACATGAATCTCATCCATGTAAAGCATATTACCGGCGCATCAAGGTGGGAGGGAATAAGCCCACTTAAAGTATTGAGCAATACATTGAAATACGATCAGGCAGTTCAAGAATTCAGCCTGTCCGAGATGCAGAAGAAAGACAGCTTTATCTTGGAGTATCAAGCGAATGTAGACCCTGACAGAAGACAACGTATCATTGATGATTTTAAACGTTTTTATCAAGAAAATGGCGGCATTCTGTTTAGGGAGCCAGGCGTAAAGTTGGACAACATTGAGAGGAAATATTACGCATCTGACACATTGGCTTCGGAACGCATTACGAAAACCAGAGTGGCCAACGTTTTTAATGCACCAGTATCATTTCTTAATGACACGGAGGGGCAGGGTTATTCCTCTAACGAACAAATGATGATCCAATTTGTTCAAATGACTCTGACCCCAATTGTTAGACAGTACGAGCAGGAGTTCAACAAGAAGCTGTTAACTGCACAAGAAAGACAAGAAGGATATTACTTCAAGTTCAACCTGGGTGGTCTACTTCGTGGTGACACAGCGGCAAGAACACAACTGTATCAGGTACTTCTCAGGAGTGGCGGGATAAAACCAAATGAAGTAAGGGCACTGGAAGACTTTCCACCAGAAGATGGAGCAGCTGATCAACTTTGGATTAGTGGAGACATGTATCCAATTAATATGGACCCAGCATTCAGAAAGGGGGTGAAAATCAGTGACAAAACCGAATAAATTTTGGGATTTACGGTCCGCAAAAGACGAGAAGTCAGCGGATCTTTTTATTTATGGAGCGATCGTCAGCGGATACAAATGGAACGAAGCGGACATCACGATCACCGAGTTTACTCAGGCAATGGATAACCTTCCGAAGAGCGTTAAAACATTGAACATGTATGTCAATTCTCCAGGCGGATCGGTGTTTACGACTATCGCCATGATGAATCAGCTAGAACGCAAAAGATCCAGTTTAACGATCAACGCTTATGTAGACGGTGTGGCAGCAAGTGCCGCCTCTTTTCTGATCATGAAGGCAGACAACATCTACATGTACAAAAACACCTTCTTGATGATCCACAAGCCAATGATTAGTTTGTGGGGTGCAAACGCTGTGGATTGCCGCGAACAAGCAGATTGGTTAGACAAAACCGAGTTGAAGACTTGCAGGCCAGCGTACCTTTCCAAAGGAACAGTGCTTTTAACAGAGGACAAGGTGAGTGAGTTGCTAGACGGTAAAGACAACTGGCTGGATGCAGATGAAGCGGCTGAATTGTTTAACATTACCGTTTTGGAAGAAGAAAAAGACGCGGTCGCATGTGCAGATATGGAATTACTCCAAAGTTATAACGGCATACCTGCACAACTTTTAAACCCTCATCAATCATCAAAGACGAGTTCCTTAAACATGACAGAGCGCGAGAAAATAGCGGTCGAAGCTAAAGCGGGCGCAACCTACATCGAAACCATTTTAGGAGGAATCTATCAATGAAAAAAACACTTTACGAATTGAAGCAAAATCTCGTAACGATCGGACAGCAACTGCAAAAGACTGAATATGATTTGGCAGCAAAGGCGATCGATCCTTCTGCATCTATGGAAGAAATCCAAACGCTTCAGAGATCAAAAGAAGACTTGAAAACTCGCTTTGATGTTGTAAAACAGCAGCATGATACGTTAGAAGCTGAACAGTTGGCCAAACTTCACACAGACAAAAATCTTCAAGCACTTACCGATCCGGCTCAACAAAAAATGGCTGCCAAGGCAGAATTAGTCCGTGGGACTATTCGTCAACAAGCAGTATCAACTGAAGCATTGCAAATACTTGGTGACAAAAACAACACTGGCGGCGAGAAATTCTTGCCAAAGACGATGACAAATGATCTTCTTCACGAACCGTTTGTAAAGAATCCTTTACGTGGTAACTCTACGGTAACCAGCGTGACCAATCTTGAGATTCCAAAAATCACCTTCACCTTGGATGACGATAACTTTATTGCGGATACAGAAACAGCAAAGGAATTGAAAGCCGATGGTGATGTTGTGAGTTTCGGTCGTTTCAAGTTCAAGGTGAAGGTACCTATTTCAGAAACTATCTTGGCAGCAACCGATACGAATCTTGTTCAAACTGTAGACCAAGCCCTAGAAAGTGGACTAGCGGCAAAGGAAAAGAAAGTCGCTTTTACAAAAACCCCAAAAACCGGTGAAGAACACATGTCTTTTTACTCAACTGTAAACGGGATCAAGGAAGTAACAGCTGCGAACAAATTCAAATCAATCAAACTAGCCATTGCAGATCTGCATGAAGATTACCGAGAAAACGCGAAGATCGTTATGACATTTGCGGATTACATGGAAATTGTGGAGACTTTGGCGAACGGCAATGCCACACTTTACAGTGCACAACCGGAACAGATTCTTGGCAAACCAGCTATCTTCTGCGATTCGGCAACCGACCCGATCGTTGGCGACTTCCGATTCTCTCACTTTAACTTCGATCCTCAGATGATCTATGATCGTGATAAAGACGTAAATACAGGCGTAGAACTGTTTGTGTTGACTGCCTGGTTTGACCATAAAATCAAACTGAAGTCAGCTTTCCGTATCGCCAAAGTTGTAGCCATTCCCTAATGAATGGGGGAATTAAGCGTGCCTACGCTTGAAGAACTGAAAACGTATCTAAGAATCGATGGAAGCGAGGATGATAGTATCCTCGCTCTGTTGATGGGCGCAGCAAGAGAATATCTGACCAATGCTGGAGTTCTGGAGCCACCACCAGAAAAACCATCCACTCAATACAAATTAGCG